ACAATCAGTTATAATTAATGCATTATATGATAATAATGTTGATATTGTATTAAAATTTGGTATTTTAAATTTCATAGAAAAAGAGTATAATATAAGTAAAGAACTATATGAGTTGCCAAATTTCATAAGATATTTTTGTATGATTGAATGTAACGATCAAATAAAGAATATAATTAATCACAAAGGAAATATATTAAATTATAAGATGTGTCATTATGGAAGTGAACTAGTAGGAATATTGGTAATGAAACATTATAAATTAGGATGTATAAATAATTATGACTGGAATGAAAATAATTTTAATAGTTTAAAGAATGTGATAAAACAGGTTGTATTTGCGATTATATACGCATATGAAACAAAAGGATTTATTCATGGTGATTTACATTGTGGTAATGTATTATTAAAATCAAAGAAAAATAATGTAATAATATATGGTAATAAACAATTAGAGATAGAAGATTTAGAAGTAATTATTATGGATTTTGAGAAATCAAGAATAAATGAAAAAGATAAAATAATAGATTTAATTAAAAACATTGATAAATTTATTACAAGTACTGTATCTAGCATTGATATGAAATCAGATATTATTTATGACAGAAATAAATTGATAAGTTTAAAATCAATGTTAAATGAAAATATAAGTTATTACGATGAAATTGAAAAAATAATAAATAATATGTATTTATATTAATATATTTATATTAAATGGAGTTATATAAAACAGAATATAGTAGTTCAAGAAGAAAGGGTAAATTGGATAAAGTATTACTAAAATGTAAAGATACATCTTATTACAAGTTAAATAAATTTTTAGATATATCAAAAAACGAACAATCAGTTGTAATTAATGCATTATATGATAATAATGTTGATATTGTATTAAAATTTGGTATTTTAAATTTCATAGAAAAAGAGTATAATATAAGTAAAGAATTATACGAATTACCAAATTTCATAAGATATTTTTGTATGATAGAATGTAACGATCAAATAAAGAATATAATTAATCACAAAGGAAACATATTAAATTATAAGATGTGTCATTACGGAAGTGAACTAGTAGGAATATTAGTAATGAAACATTATAAATTAGGATGTATATATAATTATGATTGGAATGAAAGTAATGTAAATATATTAAAAAATGTAATAAGACAAGTTTCATATGCCATCATACATGCATATGAAACCAAAGGATTTCTTCATGGTGATTTGCATTGCGGTAATGTATTGTTGAAACCAAAGAAAAATAATGTAATAATGTATGGTAATAAACAATTAGAGATTGAAGATTTAGAAGTAATTATTATGGATTATGAGAAATCAAGAATAAATGAAAAAGATAAAATACATTATGTTATAAATGATATACGAAGATTGTTTAATAGTATAAGTGACATGAATAGTAATAAATTAAATATTGATTATGATTATAATAAACTAACACGATTAAAATCGGTATTTTTAGAAAATATAAATTATTATAATGAAATAGATGAGATTATAAACTCAATGATAATATCATTTGATATATATTAAATTTATTTAATATATAAAAATACTAGTTAATATATTTATATTAAATGGAGTTATATAAAACAGAATATAGTAGTTCACGAGGTAAAGGAAAATTGGATAAGGTATTATTAAAATGTAAAGATACATCTTATTACAAGTTAAATAAATTTTTAGATATATCAAAAAACGAGAAATCAGTTGTAATTAATGCATTATATGATAATAAAGTAGACATTGTATTAAAATTTGGTATTTTAAATTTTATAGAGAAAGAGTATAATACAAGCAAAGAGCTATACGAGTTGCCAAATTTCATAAGATATTTTTGTATGATTGAATGTAACGATCAAATAAAGAATATAATTAATCACAAAGGAAATATATTAAATTATAAGATGTGTCATTACGGAAGTGAACTAGTAGGAATATTAGTAATGAAACATTATAAATTAGGATGTATAAATAATTATGACTGGAATGAAAGTAATTTTAGTATTTTAAAGAATGCGATAACCCAGACTATATTTGCAATCATATATGCATATGAAGCCAAAGGATTTATACATGGTGATTTACATTGCGGTAATGTTTTGTTAAAACCAAAGAAAAATAATGTAATAATATATGGTAATAAACAATTAGAGATAGAAGATTTAGAAGTAATTATTATGGATTATGAGAAATCAAGAATAAATGAAAAAGACAAAATAGTTGATTTAATAAAAAATATTGATAAGTTTATATCAAGTATTATAACGAGTAATGATATGAAATTAAATATAGATTATGACAGAAACAAATTAATAAGTTTAAAATCAATATTAAATGAAAGTATAAATTATTACGATGAAGTTGAAAAAATAATAAATAATATGTATTTATATTGATATATTTACAGTTATATAAAATATAAGCAACATTTGTTGCCTCACTTTAGTGAGCTTTTCTGTAAGAAAAGGTATGTAGTATTAATTTTGATATTCATTTTCAGTTTCACATTCATGATCATGTGGATATCCTAAATCATCATCATCATATAGAGGATAATTATACAACAATGGATAGTCATATGAGTTATTATAGATTACAGGATAATTATTACCAAAATTGTAGTTAAAATTTCGTTTGTATAGATTATGTTTAGGATTAATATATCCTCCATAATTGTTATTACTAATATGACCAGAAATATCAGTATGTCCAACATGTCCACTACCTATATGACTACCACCCGAATGAGTACTATGTGGTGAGTTAGTATGTGATAAATTACTAAAATGTTCAGTATTTGTCATAAAATAGATAACAACTAATATAATAAATAAAATAATAATATTTTGATGCATATAAATATAATAAATAAATTATATTTATAGTTAAATAAATATAAATAACAAGAAATGAGTAAAACTATAATAGATATGATAATTAGCAATGATATAATTAATTTAGAAAAAGAATTTAGAGAGAAACCAGAGCTTATAAATGATAGAGATGAATGTGGAATAGATTATTTAATGTATGCAGTATCAAGTTATTTAATATCAGAGAAAACTATAAAATTACTAATTAGATTTGGAATAAATATAAATCAACTAAATATATCAAATTTAACAGCATTACATTACAGTATGTGTAATAGTAATATGAATATAATAAATTTATTATTATACAATGGTGCAGATATAAATAGATTAACAATAGAGAATAAATCAATATATGATTACATTGAGTTATGGAAAAATTATGAAGCATATAATGTGATTGAAGATTATAAAGAAGATAAAGAAATATTATATAAAATAGAGTTATTAAAGAATATAAAAAAAGGAAAGATAACAATTGTACTATTAATATTAGATAAAGAGATAGAAAAATTTTTATTAAGTAAGAATTATTATTTATATAAATTATAGTAATGGTTTTTCTAGAGTATTATCATTTTTAGTGTCTTTGTCAGTTTCTATATGTTCTCCTTCATCAACATAATTACCATCTTTAATATTTTTGATATCAGTCATAAGTTTTTTAATGATTGAGTTATTTGTTTTTTCGTATACATTTATAAGAGAAGCCAAAATATTTAGTGACACGCCAGTCCAAATGAGATAAGTATTATTATAGCTAGTACCAATAGATGTTGTCAAAATACCAGCAGATTGTACGAAATGGAAAAGATAAATAAGATAAGAATTAACAGTGTTTAAGAATTGTCTTTTATTAAGAAATCTTTGTAGATCATTTATTTTTATTTTGATCAAAAATATTTTTAATTTGTAAAGAAATATCTTTATTATTCATTTATATATAAAAAGATAGAATTATTTTTTATAATAAAAATAAAAAATAATAAGCCCTCCATGAGAATTGAACTCACGACCTTTTGTTTACAAGACAAATGCTCTACCCCTGAGCTAAGAGGGCACAAAATCATATAATTTGATGCTCTAAAAATAAAAATACTACTATTTAGTAGTATATAAATAGGTTTATATAAAAATATTTTTTATAAAAATAAATAATCTAATTATTATATAATGTGTAGTTTAATAAAAAAGTTAATAACAATATTAAATAGCGAAGAAAGAATAAATTTAATGAATATGAAAATTAGTTTGAATAATTACAAATATGAATATAAAAAAGATAGAAATATTATTTTTGCATTAAGAGGTGGTAATAATAAGTATAAAGAATATGATAAAAATTACGATAATAAAACAGGTAAATACAATATAATAATTGATGATAACAAATATTATTACAGAGTTGAAAGATATTCAAGCGATGAAGATTTTAGGATAATAGATATAATAAGTATAAAAGACGAGTATAAAAATAATATAGATTGTGGATCAATACAAATAGATAAAAAACAAAGAATAGCGACAATTATAAGTTTAGGAAATAGTAATAAATGTATAAAATCAGATAATAAAAAAGTTAAATTCAAGTATGGTGATATAATATTTCAAATAATGATGAATATATGTAAAAAAGAAAATTTAAGAAAAATAGAATTATCGGATAATTCAAATATTAATTGTAGTGGTTATTCTTTAATATTAAATTATATAAAAACAATGACACACGGTATACCACATTATTATAAATATGGTTTCAGATTCAAGTTAGAAAATGACAATAAAATATTAGATAACAATTATAAAAATTATATGAAAGATCCAAAAATAAATAAGAATGATTTACTAGAAATAATAAAAGACAAAGGAAATGTTAATATAATTAATCATTTATATAAAGTGATTAACAAATTATCAAAAGAAGAAATATCAATAAAAAAATTTATATTATTATTAACACAAGATTTAGAAAATAGAGAATACTGTGAATTAACAAATAACATATATATTACTTTATATGAATATGGTGGATATAAACCATATTATTCAAAAAGTTATGAATTATTATTGTAAATAATATAAATATTTTTTATAATAATAGTATATAATGAGATCACTTTGTGAACATTTTAATGAGATCATAAGATTATATAATATGAATTTATCACTAGAAGATAAATCTAGAATAAGTAGAATACTAAATAATATAAGTGTGATTAAATTAGAGAATATATTAAGAGGTGGAAATACTGTTAATGAAAGAGAATTATTAACTTGTCAAGATGATATAGAACAAATAATATTAAGAAATGAAACATATAATATTTGTGTAAGACGAATAACAGATAATAAAATAGAAGAATATTACATAATAAATTTTTATTCAACAGATACGAATTGTGTAATATTACAGATTGATATAAAAAACAAGATATGTCATTTAACAGAATTATTGAAACAACAAGGTTGTATAATGAAAAAAAAAAGTAATAATAAAGATAATATAAAAGAATGTGGTGAAATATTGATGGAAATAATTATAAAGATATGTGAAAAAATGAAAATAAAAGAAATACAATTATTAGATAATTCGTATAAAGAGTGTATAAAAGATGGAAATAGATCACGAATAAATTTAATAACGAGTAAGATGATGTTAGATGGTGATACTTGGTATGGTAAATTTGGATTTGAACCAAAAACAGATGAAGATAAAGAAATATACAAATACAATCAATATAATTATAATATATATTTTACTAAGAATATGAATATGAATAAAGTAATAAAAAAAATACAGAATAAAGATAAACTAGTAAAAGAAATAGATATAATAAAAAAAAAGTATGAAGAAATGAAAGAAAGTAAATTATCAGTATATATGAAATGGTTATCAAATAATTATTGTGGTATATATAGTGATGTATATGAATATGTTTATAGAAAAGCAGGATATAAAAATTATTCATCAAATATATTTATTTTGAAGATATAATTTATACAATAAATATAAAGATGAAGACACTGATAGAGCATTTTAATGAAATGACGAATAATATAGAAATTATAGAAGAACAATTAGAGTTAGTTTATCAAAAAATGGTTGAATTAAATATTGATGAATTAAAAAGTAGCAGACAAAAAGGTGGTGAAATAGTAGGTAATGAAGATATAATAAAATGCGAAGATAATATAGAAGAATTTACATTAAGAGATAAAATGTATAAAATATGTGTAAGAAAAATATGAAGAAATGAAAGAAAACAAATTAAATATATTCATGCAATGGATATCTAAAAATTATTGTGAAATATACAGTGAAATATATGAATATATTTATAGAAAAGCAGGTTATAAAAAATATTCATCATTAAAATTTATATTGAAATTTAATACAGACTTAAGCAATTTTATAGAAGATGTAAAAAATCACAGAATATAAATTATTTTTATTTATTTAATATATAGTATGAGTAGATTACGAAGTATATTACAAAAATATGTATCAGAAAAACAATAGACTATTAAAATTAAGTTTAAGTTTTTACATTATAACTTTTTAGCCATTTTTTATAAACTTTCATAGCATCTAACATATTTTGAGTTTGATATTTATGATATTTAGCACGATTATACATGGTTAGAACAACTTGTTTTTGATAAATGATATCATAATCTTGTATAAGTTTTAGAGTTTGTAAAGCTTTTTCTTTATTAGCATAACCAGTACCTTTCAATGAAGTTTTAGGATGTTTATCTTCGTATAAAGATTTATTAGTATTTTTATTCATTATAATAATTGATTATAAATTATTTTTATTATAATATAATTTTTATAGCGTATATAAATCACGCATGTAAAAATACTGCATCATCAAGAGGATAGAAAACAGCATTCCAGCTTCTTTCAAAATAATGTCCAGCTTCAGGATTAGAGCTAGTATTTAATTCTTGTATTAGATTTTCATAATATGAAATTGGATGCTGCTGAATATGTTTTTTACTAACACCTAATATACTATAGATTGCTAAATAATTAATTTTTATATTATTAAAATGTTTACTATACCAATCACCGAAAGGTCTAGGATTTGCTAATAATAATTTATTTTCATTATTAATAGATGAGTTTCTTTGATCCGATGCTACCCATTCATCCAATTTAAAATCATACAAGTCATTTTGAATATCATTCATATAATAACCTATAAATACAGTATTAAGATTATTTTCTACTTCATAAATTTGTCGTTTTGCTCTATCTATTTTTTGTGGTAAATCAGCAGAACCAGGTAAAAAAATAGTAATATCAGCTAAGTTATCATAATTTTCTATAATATGATATAAATAAGTATGATCACATCTACCAACATTATCTAGTTTAACGACTTTAGATATATTATTTTTATAAAAATCATCATTAATACCTTTATTATAAATAATGGTACTATATTTATTGAACGGTTCTTCTTTTAACCAATTCAAGTCTTCATTGTATCTTGAAACGATAATTTGTATATTTTTATAATTATTTTCATTTTGAATCAATGTTACTAACATCTCATCTTTAAATGTTTTATTTTGATTATAATCATTAAAATAATTTATATCTCTATGATTATCATATTCTTGAATATTAACATCTCCTCTTGGTATTTTAACAGTAGTAAAATAATTCAATGATTGTATAGGATAGTGATTTAATTGTATATAATAATTTTCTATAATTGTATTATGTTGATCTAATACAGCGTGAATACTAATTTGTGATGAATTTGATATTTTATTAGGTTTAAAAATATATTTTACATGATCATTATTTTGAGGATCTCTAAATAAGATAGTTTTACGAATATCTTCAGGATGTTCAGTTAAATTATCAGAACCAAACATTTTCCAATTAGAATATATAACATCATAATTATCATAATAATTGATAGTATTAATTAATGTATTAGGGTAACCATAAAAAAATTCATCTAAATCGCAAATAATAAGCCATCCATCATAATTAATTAAATCTTCTTGATCAAAAACATATCTATAATGTTCAAGTTGTTTATATTTTTCAGGTAAATAATAGTAAACTACAATATTATTATCAATATAAGGTTGAAGAATATCTAATGGGTTATCAGAAGAATCATTATCAATAAGATAAAATTTTTCAACACCTTGCCAAATATAATGTTCTATCCATATTTTTAGATTCAATGTTTCATTTTTAAATATTGCCAATAAACTTATTTTTGGTTTATGAATATTTTGAAATGTATTAATTGAATTGCAACGATTATATTTGATGATAAAATAAATTATTAATAATACAATTAATACAAATATTAAATATATATTTATCATTTAATATATATTAAGATTATTTTTATTTTTAGTTTTATATAATAAATATCACTTATTAAGAGCTGAAATTCAAATTATATACAGATAATTATATAAATTAAAGTTTATTTATAATGAAATAAATGGCAAAGTAAACTCAATGACAATATCATTTGATAAATATTAAATTTATTTAATTTATAAGAATAAAAGTAGTATATATTAAATGGAGTTATATAAAACAGAATATAGTAGTTCACGAGGTAAATTAGATAAAGTTTTAATTAATTGTAAAGATATATCTTATTACAACTTAAAAGAATTTTTATATACATCAAAAAATGAACAATCAGTTGTAATAAATGCATTATATGATAATAATGTTGATATTGTATTAAAATTTGGTATTCTTAATTACATAGAGAAAGAGTATAATATAAGTAAAGAATTATACGAGTTACCAAATTTTATAAGATATTTTTGTATTATAGAATGCAATGATCAAATTAAAAATATAATAAATCACAAAGAAACGATATCAAACTATAAGATGTGTCATTATGGTAGCAATTCAGTAGGTATATTAGTAATGAAACATTATAAATTAGGTTGTATAAATAATTATGACTGGAATGAAAATAATTTTAATATTTTAAAGAATGTAATAAAACAGACAATATTTGCAATCATATATGCGTATGAAACAAAAGGATTTATTCATGGTGATTTGCATTGCGGTAATGTATTATTAAAACCAAAGAAAAATAATATAGCAATATATGGAGAAATAGAATTAGAGATAGATGCATATGAAGTTATTATTATGGATTTTGAGAAATCAAAAATAGATCAAAAAGATAAAATTATGGAATTATATAGAAACATTGATAAATTCATAAATAGTATTATAAATAGCAATGATATGAAATTAAATATTGAATATAATGATAGAATTACTTATAGTAAAATTAATAAATTAATTATTAGTAATAATAAATATAATGAGATTGAAAAAATTATAAATAAATTTCATCTAATATAAAAATACGATTAAATATATATTATATTGAATGGAGTTATATAAAACAGAATTTACTAGTTCACGAGGTAAAGGTAAATTGGATAAAGTTTTAATTAATTGTAAAGATATATCTTATTACAAGTTAAAAGAATTTTTATATACATCAAAAAATGAACAATCAGTTGTAATAAATGCATTATATGATAATAATGTTGATATTGTATTAAAATTTGGTATTCTTAATTACATAGAGAAAGAGTATAATATAAGTAAAGAATTATACGAGTTACCAAATTTTATAAGATATTTTTGTATTATAGAATGCAATGATCAAATTAAAAATATAATAAATCACAAAGAAACGATATCAAACTATAAGATGTGTCATTATGGTAGCAATTCAGTAGGTATATTAGTAATGAAACATTATAAATTAGGATGTATATATAATTATGATTGGAATGAAAGTAATGTAAATATATTAAAAAATGTATTACACCAAGTTTCATTTGCTATTATATATGCATATGAAACAAAAGGATTTATTCATGGTGATTTGCATTGTGGTAATATATTATTAAAGCCTAAAAAAGATAGTGTAGTAAAATATGGAGATAAACAATTAGAAATAAATACATTACAAGTTATTATTATGGATTATGAGAAATCAAAAATAAATGAAAAAGATAAAATACATTATGTAATAAATGATATAAAAAAATTATTTAGTAGTATAGATATAATGTCTAATATAAAGATTAAAATTAATATTGATTATGATTATAATAAATTAATACGATTAAAATCTGTATTTATAGAAAATATAAATTATTATAATGAAATAGATGAGATAATAAATTCAATGATAATATCATTTGATATTAGATAAAAGAATGTATGAAAAAGGATGATTAAAGAAAAATAATGTATGAATTGTTATTTATAGATAATGCAAATATGATATGTTAAATATAATATTTATATGAATAACTTGAAAGAAATAATTAATGTTTGAAATATAATTATTTACAAAATTAAAAACTATATAATAAGTCGCGAGATTTTTTTCTATTATGATTTAATAAAAAAAGCAGGACTGGAATCAATAGAAGAATATTATAAAAATTCAATAACAATGAATAATAAAATTAGTTATAATTTGAAACCACTAAATTATGTATCATTAAAAAAACAATCATATATTTTTGATAATAATGTTCAAGTAATATTAATATTAAAAAATAATATATCAAATTTTACAGGAAATGTAAAAATATTTTTTATGTTCATATGAAAAGACAATTGAAATAATAATGAAAATAAAAGAATATTCATGTGAAAGAAACAATGAATAAATTGTAAACTATATAAATTTGTAAACTGTAAAAATATGTTTATGAAGATTAATTACATAAAATTATAAACTGTAGAATTAAATAATATTAATAATTAAAAATTGAAATAATAAGTAATAGTAAAAATAAATAAAATGGAAACAAATGAAATGAGATTAAAAAATATTCAAAGTAAAATATGTAAATTAATAGATAAAAAGAATGGATTACAAAAAAATGGAATAAAAAAAGATATACCTGGATATATATATTGTATAAGTAATTCATTATATAATATATATTCAATTGAATATTATAAATTAGGAAATACAAAAAATTTAATAAAAAGATTAAGTAATTATAATATAAATTATTTTGAACCAATAGAAATAAAAGAAATAATAAAAGTACCATATAAATTTATGTTTGAAATATAATTATTTACAAAATTAAAAAACTATAGAATAAGGAAATCGCGAGAATTTTTTAAAAATTATGATTTAATAAAAAAAGAATTTACAATAATAAAAGAGATATTAGAAAAGAAAGAAGGATTAGAATCAATAGAAGAATATTATGATTATGTAATAAATAACTTAGAATCATTAAGTTTTACAGAAGAAGAAATAATAAATTATCAAATATGTAATCGTTACAAAAATAAGAATTCAATAACAATGAGTAATAAAATTAGTTATAATTTGAAACCACAAAATTATAATAATAATTATAAAAATAGAATAATAAATTATGTATCGTTAAAAAAGAATCAGGATATTTATTTCATTTAGAGATACCTGAAATATCATATATTTTTGATAATAATGTTCAAGTAATATTAATATTAAAAAATAATATATCAAATTTTACAGAATTTATAGGAAATGTAAAAATATTAAATAAAATAAAAATATATGATATTAAATTTACAAAATTATTATTATATGATATGTTAAATAAAACTCATATAAAAAACAAATATTTTTTATGTTCATATGAAAAGACAATTGAAGTAATAATGAAAATAAAAGAATATTATGATTGTTATAATTGTATAGATAAAATAAAAAAAGAATATTTATGTGAAAGAAACAATAAATAAATTGTAAACTGTAAAAATATGATTATGAAGATTAATTAGATAAAATGTGTTTATGAAGACTAAATACATAAAATTGTAAACTGTAGAATTTACTGATTAGATAATTGACAATTATCTAATCGGGGGCTTTTGGTAAAAATGTGTTCATGAAGACTAATTGCATAAAATTGTAAACTGTAAAAATTGTAAACTGTAAAAATTGGCTAATTAAATGATTTACAATCATTTAATTGCAGGGCTTTCCATAAAATGTGTTCATGAAGACTAATTGCATAAAATTGTAAACTGTAAAAATTGTAAACTGTAAAAATTGTAAACTGTAAAAATTGGCTAATTAAATGATTTACAATCATTTAATTGCAGGGCTTTCCATAAAATGTGTTCATGAAGACTAATTGCATAAAATTATGCATAGCTCGCGCTGTCAAACTATTGGTATATTGAAAAATACCTAGTGAATTATCGTCTACAAATTAGTCAGAGTTGACAACGATAATTCATTTTTCAAACATCACTGTTTACTAATTTTAAAAATTGAGTTTAATAAATTAGAATAAGAAAATAATAATATAGAGTTAATTTATATAAAAACATATAAATATGGATTTTAAGTATATAAAAGACGAAAGTGAATATAATAATGCACGTTATTTATTAAGAGCATATGGTGAACGACGAGGAATATTATTAGGAACATATGACTTAATAAAAGCAAATTGTCTAATAAATAAAGAATATTGTTTAGTAGAGAAGAAGACAGAATATTATATATTAAGTTGGGATCTAGATTACAAAGATAATTTAGATGAATATTATCGTGTAAATCATGAAAGTATAAGTAAATATATAATAGATAAAATAAATGAATCAATAGATGATATAATAATAAATGGGAATAAAGATTACGTGTATTCCGAATGTACGAAAGGATTAGGAAAGCACATTTATTATATAAATATAATAGTAGATATGAAACTACATATAAGAATATATGATATGGTAATAAATAAAATAGATATAGAGAAAAGATATGATAAAAAATTATTAGAGAAGATAATAGATAGATCAGTATGTGAGAAAAATGGAATAAGATTATTTGGATGTGAAAAAGAAGGTAGTTATTATTATCCAGTAAAAGAGAAATCAACACATAAAATAAGTGGTGATATATTTATAGATTTTGATTATTGTTTATTAAATACAGAAGCGAAAGAATATAATAATAATATAAAAATAGAGTTTATAAAAGAAGAAAAAGTATCAGTGGTAAATAAAAATATTTGTAATAATTTGAATGAGATAAGAGAATTATTAGAAATAATAGGTAATCTAAATAAGAAATATGAAGATTGGATAAAAGTAGGTTTATGTTTGCATGGAATAGACAATAAAGAATGTATGATGGAATTATGGTATAACTGGTCATTAAAAAATTATGATTGGGAATCAAAACAGTTTAATAGTATAGAAGAAGAGATAAAATATAAGTGGAATAGTTTTAAAAATGATAAAGACAGTAAAGGTATATTTATATTAAAGAAATTAGCAAAAGAGATAAATATAAACATGTATATAGAATGGTATAATAAATATAATAAAAGAGATATAGTAAATTTGATAAAAGACTTTGATCAACAGACAGTATCAATATATTTTAAGAAACAGCGACCACATGATTACATATATAAGAAATGTGAATGGTATATATTAATGGAAAATAAATTATGGAGACAATTATACAAGAATGAAAATAGTAAATTAATAAATGATATAACCGAAACAATAAAAGGTGATTTAATAGAGTTAAAGAATAATTTAAGACCAGAGGATGAGTTATTAAAAATAATACCATCAGTAAGTAAAAAACTAGGAACATCAAAATTTATATTAGGGGTAATTGATTTTTTAAAAGAGAAATATCGTAATGATAATATAGAATTTGATATGAAAAGTAATTTATTTGGTTTTACAAATAAAGTATATGATTTAGAAAGAAATGAATTTCGTGATTATGAAAGAGAAGATTTAATAACAATAACAACTGGTTATGATTGGGAAGAACCAGAAGTAGAAGATATAGAATTAGTAAAACTAATATTAAAACAGATTCATGAAAAAGAAGAAATATTAAATTTTTATTTAGATATATTTTGTAGTGGTTTATGGGGTATAAGTTTACAAAATTATATAATATTCAATGGTTCTGGTTCAAACGGTAAATCAATGATAAATGATTTAATATTACGAGCATATGGTAATTATGGCCATGTAATAAATTCTATAATATTATGTGAACAACGAAGACAAGGTGCGAATACCGAAATAGCAAACATGCATAAAAAGAGGATAATAATAGCACGCGAACCTCCTTGTAAAGAGAATGTAAAATTATCAAATTCATTATTAAAAGAATTAACTGGTGGATCTGAAATATCAGCGAGGAAAATATATAGTGACAATGAAAAGACATCATTATGTTTAACATTAATAATAGAATGTAATAAAAAACCATTATTAGAAGAAGAACCAACAGAAGCAGATATGAGAAGAATAATAGATTTATTATTTGAGAGTAAATTTGTGAATGATGACTGTTTAGTAAATAATAAAAATATATTTGAAAAGAAATTATATTATGTCCAAGATGAATTTAGAGATAAATATAAATATGGATTATTAAAAATTTTATTTGAACACAATAAGAATCATTATAAGAAGAAATTAGTAATACCAGAATCAGTAAAAACGCGAACATTAAAATATGTAGAATCGAGTATAGAAATATTAGAATGGTTTAATCATACATATGAGAAAATGGATAATTATACAATAAATGATTATATAAAAATATCAGAAATAAATGAAGAATTAAAGAATAGTGAATATTACAATTCTTTAGAAAAACGAGAGAAAAGGCGTTTAACGCGTGATAAAATAATAAATCTGTTTCGTGATAATCCAATATTTAAAAATCATTATAGTAACGAGACAGATACACGTATAAATGGTGTAAAATTTAAAGCAGGTATACGACTAAATGGTTATAAAAAAAGAGATATAAATTTAGATTAATAATTAATAATTCTGATAGTAGTATATCGTTTTTTAATATTATTTTTTTCAGCAGTAATATCTTTTCTATAAATTTCATATCCATGATCTTTTAATATAGATTTTAATAATGTAATAACATCTCCTTGTTGATTATTATTAATAGCGACGAAATACCCCCATGAAGAGCATCTATAAAATTTTTTAATATTATTAATATTGTCATTAATATATTTTATAAGATTTTTATTATCATAGAGATCAATTAAGAAGATATATTCACCATCTTTAGAATTATTAATAAAATTAATAATATTATTAATAATTTCAGTTCTTTCATTATGATAAAATATTTTTTTATTTTTTCTAATTTTTTTAATATTATTTGTATTGTTATCAGAATAAATATTATTCATTATATAATATTTATACATATATATTTAAATTTATAATTAAAATCAGCCCCCAGAAATTGCCCAAAAAAATATATCTTTCTTACGGAAAACATAAACCAGAGATTATTTATAAAATCCAGGGCAGATTTTGGGGGCTAATTAATTATAAAATTACATGTTTTTATATAATATAGATTAATTATCTAAATATATATTATATATAAGTAATAATGAGAACTAATATAGGTATATTATATGCATTAAAAAATATATTATGGAATACAAATTTAAAATGTGGTATAACAAGTCAAAATATTAAAAAAAGAATAAGTAACTTACAAACATCATTATATTATGATTGTGAAATAGTTTATAAAACAGAAACATTATTAAATTGTAATTATTATGAATATCTTCTTAAAAAGATATTAAAAGATTATAAATTAAGAAAAAACCGAGAATTTTATAATATAACAGAAAATGAAATAATCTTAATTTATGATTTTTTCAATGAATTAAATCGAGAATTAAATACCCATGATAAATTATTAGAATATATAAAAAAAACAGATATCAAATATTATAAGAAAATTATTAAAAAAAAAGATAAGTGTAATATAAAAAGAAAAAAAGAAATTTATATTGATACATCAAATTTAATATAGTAAACTGTAGAATTTACTGATTAGATAATTGACAATTATCTAATCGTGGGCTTTTAGTAAAAAGAGGTTATGAAGACTAATTACATAAAATTGTAAACTGTAGAATTTACTGATTAGATAATTGACAATTATCTAATCGTGGGCTTTTAGTAAAAAGAGGTTATGAAGACTAATTACATAAAATTGTAAACTGTAGAATTTACTGATTAGATAATTGACAATTATCTAATCGTGGGCTTTTAGTAAAAAGAGGTTATGAAGACTAATTGCATAAAATCATGCATAGCTCGCGCTGTCAAACTATTGGTATATTGAAAAATACCTAGTGAATTATCGTCTACAAATTAGTCAGAGTTGACAACGATAATTCATTTTTCAAACATCACTGTTTACTAATTTTGGTCTTAAATAGCAATCAGTGGTGTTTTTGTTGCATTTAATAAATCCAAATGACAAGTGAGAAAAGTATTAAATGCAACAATTAAGGCATTTAATAACGAGTAGTCAATCCGTTATTAAATGCCTTTTTGTCATAATTCTAAAAATTGACCAGATTCTTAAAATTACAACTTGTGTTTGATAATATTGGCATAGAAAAAAAATTAATCCTATATTTAAAAAATATTTTTGTCCTAAAATGAAGTTTATATAATTATTGGTGTTTTACAAGTATATTGCTTTTTATAAAAAATAACTGTAATTATACAACATTAATTAATCCGAAATTATACATTGTATTTATTCCGAGATTGGCTTTTATAAATAATCCTAATATTTAAATTGACATATATATGTTCCGATGTCGTCTTTTATAAATAATCCTAATATTCAAATTGACACATTTCAATTATGCCGATTATCTAAAATTGAACAACCTTGTTTTCTATTTTAGGATTAATTGTGTTTTATTAATCCGAATTCGGGATTTAGGGTCACCCCATTTCCTGAATCCTAAATTAGGAATTAGGGTCACCCCATTTCCTGAATCCTAAATTAGGAATTAGGGTCACCCCATTTCC